GTGACGATGGACTACAGTTTCGACCGCCTGGCCATCGCGTCCGGTGGCAGGCTGTACTACTGGAACGGCACGCTCACGCAAGTGACCGACCCTGACCTTGGCGTGGTGCTCGATGTGGTGTGGGTGGACGGATACTTCATGACCACTGATGGAACCAGTCTTGTGGTGACAGAACTGACCGACCCGACCCAAGTCAACCCGCTGAAGTACGGCTCGTCCGAAGTGGATCCTGATCCTGTGGTGGCCATCCTCAAGCTGCGCAACGAAATCTACGCGTTGAACCGCAACACCATCGAGGTGTTCGACAACGTCGGCGGCGACTTTTTCCCGTTCCAGCGCATCGATGGCGCGCAGATTCAAAAGGGCGTCATCGGAACGTTTGGCTGCTGCGTCTACCTGGAAACGGTGGCTTTCTTGGGCAGCGGCCGCAACGAAGAACCCGGCATCTACCTGGGCGCGAACGCCACGGCTCAAAAGATCAGCACGCAGGAAATCGACCAGGTGCTGCTGCAGTTCACAGAGGCGCAGTTGGCCACCGTGAAGCTGGAAGCGCGCAACGACAAGAACCACCAGCACCTGTACGTGCATCTGCCTGATCGAACCATCGTCTACGACGCGGCATCATCCGAGGCGCTGGGCGAACAGGTCTGGTTCACGCTGACCACATCGACGGTCGGCTTCAGCCAGTACCGTGCGCGCAACCTGGTGTGGGCCTACGACAAGTGGCTGGTGGGCGATCCGCAATCAAGCACCATCGGCTACATGGTGGACACGACCGGCGAGCATTGGGGCCAGATCGTGCGTTGGGAGTTTGGCACCATCATTGCCTACAACGAGGGCAACGGCGCGATCTTCCACGAACTTGAACTGGTGGCACTCACCGGCCGCGTGGCGCTGGGCAAAGACCCGATCATCAGCACCAGCTACTCTGTGGACGGCCAGTCCTGGAGTCAGGACCGTCCGATTCGTGTCGGCACCACTGGCAACACGCGCAAGCGCCTGGCCTGGCTCCAGCAAGGCCACATGCGCAACTGGCGCATCCAGCGCTTCCGTGGCGACACGCAGGCGCACCTGTCGTTTGCTCGTCTTGAGGCCCAGATCGAAGGTCTGGCGTACTGATCATGGCGACGAACAAACTCAACCTCACCCGCGACCAGCTTGCCACGTTCCTGAAGAACCACGAGCAGATCAAGCAGTTCGAGCGCTTGTTCCAAGTCGCTGACGAGGTCTCGCCTTCCAGCGACACCACTGGCATCAGCATCCAGGCAGGCAATGCGGATGCTGCAGCCAATGAAGCGCTGGCTCAGATCGTTAGCCTGGTCAAGGATGTCGCAATCAACGCAGGCAATGCTGACCAGAAGGCTGTGCAGGCTTTGGACGGCATTGGACGCATGGTTAACGCTCTGGAAATGCTGGCGCTTGCTCCAGTACGCAACAATGTCGAGCTGGCGCATGATGTGAACGGCATCTTGCCTTTGGCCAACCTTCCCGCATCCGTGCGATCTAATCAGGTGCTCACATGGCTTTCGATGTAATCACACCCACCAAACTTGGCCAAGCTGCCATCACGACTGGCGTCACCACGCTGTACACCGTCCCGGCCAGCACCCGCACGCTGCTCAAGGAATTCAGCATCGCCAACACCACAGGCGCGGCCATCAATGTGCGCGTGTTTCTGGTGCCTTCGGCTGGCGCTGCTGGCACTGGTAACGCTTTTTTGTACGACGTGTCCGTCCCGGCAAACAACGCCCTGCAGTACAGCGGCGTGCAGGTCATGAACGCAGGCGAAACAATCCAAGTACAGGCGGCGGCTGTCGGCCTGACAATCACGGCCAGCGGTGCCGAAGCAATCTAAGGAGAAACCATGAGCGTCCTCGTCAAAGCACTGATCCCGGCCAAGCAAGCCGAGAACCTTCAGACCACGCAGTACACGGCATTGAACTGCAAGACCATCATCGACAAGTTCACAGCCACCAACACCAGCGCAGGCAACGTGACCATCAGCGTCAACTTGGTGACCAGCGGAGGCAGTGCTGGCGTCACAAACCTGGTGGTGGACACTCGCGCTATCGCACCGGATGAGACCTACACTTTCCCCGAGTTGGTCGGCCAAGTTCTTGAACCGGGCGGATTCATTTCCACCATCGCCAGCGCAGCAACATCGCTGACCATTCGCGCCAGTGGCCGCGAGATCACTTGAAGGAGAAAACCATGGACATGCCCAAGATCATGATGGCTGGATTCAATGGCCTGCCTGAAGCAGAACCGTTCATCACAGCGGCCGAGAACAAGAAGAACACCCAGGTGGTGATCGACGACTGGATGCTTGGCCCTGAAAACCCAAGCAACGAGCCAACGGCCAACAAGGTCTACTGGGTTGCATTGGGCAAGGCCATGCAGGTGGACGAGAAAGAGGCCCGTCGTCGTCGCTGCTCGAACTGCGAGTATTTTGAAGCGACCCCATTGATGCAAGCAAAGATGGATCGCATCCCATGGAACCAGTGGGACGTGAATGCAGGCTATCGCGGTTATTGCCACAAGTTCGACTTCATTTGCCATGACATGCGCTCATGCCAGGCTTGGGAAGAACGGGAATACAACGAAGACTAAATGGTGCAGCCTTGATGCAACTCTCGCTTTGCCTGCACGTAGGCTTCATGCGCGGCCTCTGGCGTCTCAAAGATGCCAAGATAGGTGCGCCTGCCTTCGCTGACGATGCGAGCCACAAACCCACGTGGATGCCTTATCACGCCAAGCAGCCCAGTCGTGCTGGTGCGCTTGGCCGTGTGCTTGTTCTCGGTGTTCGTGCGCCTGCTGACTTGGCGCAGGTTGGCAAAGGCATTGTTGGCCTTGTTGCCATCAATGTGGTCAATCTCCTGCGTCGGCCATTCGCCTGTCACGTACAGAAACGCGAACTGGTGTGCCATGCCACGGAAGCCGTCAAACATGACGTAGACATAGCCATCGCTGCGAAGCGATCCGGCAGGCATTCCAGCTTTTTTCCGTCCTTTGGACTGCAAGTGAGTGAATTGCCCAGTTTCTGGGCAGTAATGCGCAAGCTCGCGCAGGCGGTTTTGTGTGATCATGTCGCACCTCATCAGAGTGGAAAGCCATCGAAAGTTGCAGCAAGCGGTGATGAATCGCCTGTCCCCCGTCGGGTAAGCTGCCATGCAATTTTACAGGCCGTGTTTGCAAAGTCCAGCGATTGTGGGAAAATAAGGCCGCTGAGTCTATCGGGCCGCCAGCAGCTCACCCGTAATAGGAGTTGCGCATGACTGGTATCGATTGGCTCAAAGAAAACCTGCAAAGGGTTTTTCTGTTGCCTGCGCCAGTCGTGGAATGGCTTGTCATGGTCTACGAGGCCATTCAGGTGTTTGACGATGTTGCTGACGGCGACACGGTTGAGCGCAAAGACCTGAATGCAGCCATTTGGAACACACTGGTGGGCATCCACCAAAACCCGTTCTTCATCGCCAACAGCCACCATCTTGTGCCGCTCTTGGCCACAGCCATCCTGAAGTGGCAAGCATCCGACCAAGCAGAACACGCAGGCCAAGCCGATGCCAGATCATTCGTCTGGCGTGCAGGCTTTTACGACCTGATCTTGATGGCCGTATCAATCACGCATGGCCCAGGATTCGCCACTAAAAACGCGCAACTTGTCATGAATCTTTATGGCGAGAAATTTGAAGACTACATGAAGGAGTTTGGCAATGCCTGATCCAGTAACGGCCCTAGTTGTGGGCGGAACACAAGTCGTTGGCGGCATCATGCAGGCCGACGCATCAGAAGACGCAGCCAACATCCAAGCTGGCGCAGCAGGCCAAGGCATTGCAGAGCAACGCAGGCAATTCGACGCACTGCAAGCCTTGTTGAAGCCATACACAGAAGCAGGACTGCCAGCACTGGAGCAGCAGCAGGCATTTTTGGGCCTGCGTGGCCCAGATGCCGAGCGTGCGGCCATTGAGCGCATCCAAGGTGGCGTTGGCTTCCAAGAGGCCGTGCGACAAGGTGAAGAGGCATTGCTGCAACGTGCATCGGCCACAGGTGGCCTGCGTGGCGGCAACGTCCAGGCAGCATTGGCGCAATTTAGGCCTGCATTGCTCAATCAAGCCATTGAGCAGCAGTACAGCCGACTGGGTGGCATGACCACACTTGGCCAGCAATCTGCCGCAGGTGTCGGTGCTGCTGGCATGGAGACTGGCACCAACATCGCAAATCTTTTGGGCCAACAAGGTGCAGCACTTGCAGGCGGCGAGCTTGGCCAAGCCAAAGCCTACGGCCAAGTCCTGAACATGCCAGCGCAGTTCCTTGGGATGCAGTACGGCGCAGGCCGAGGCGGCTCGGTAGGCACGCCAGGTTTTGGCAATCTTTTCAGTGACCGTCGCCTAAAGAAAAACATCAAGCAGATCAGCACACGACCCGATGGCTTGAACGTCTACGAATTCGATTACATCTGGGGCGGTGGCCGTCAGATCGGCCTGATGGCTCAGGAAGTCCAGACCATCTACCCAGGAGCTGTTTCCGAGTCTGGCGGCTTCCTGATGGTCGACTACAGTAAGGTTTAAAAACATGGCAATCAATCCATTCCAAGGCCCGATCAACTATGCAGTTGATGTGCAAAGCCCTTTTGAGGCGGCACTAAGCGGATTCAAAATCGGAGCGGCTGGCGCTGAAATGCAAGCGCAGGCCCAGGCACGCGAGCAAAAGCAGCAATTCCAAACCGGATTAAACACGTTCTTCAAGAATCCAAACCGCACATATGAAGACTTGGAAAAGCTCCTGCCTTTTGCCGACAAGCAGCAGTTCGAGGCTTTGACCAAGGTTGGCGAAAGCATGGAGAAGCGCAAGTTGGACACAGAAAAGCGTTTTTCTGCCCAGACGCTTTTGGCATTGGAGTCCGATCCAGAAGTTGCCAAAACAATGCTGCAAGAGCGCTTTGATGCCGAAACAGATCCAAATCAAAAGCGTGCGCTTGAGGCCTACATCAAGACCATTGACATCAATCCTCAAAAAGCAGCCGAAATGATTGAGCTTACCGGCGCTGCCACATTTGGCAAAGACTGGTACAAAGGAATCACTGATGCCAGAACTGAACGAAGAACAGCGGCTGAAGCGCCTTTAAAACTGCGCCAAGAGCTGGCCGCAGCAGACAAAGCCGAAGTCGAAGCTCGTGTGAAAATGGAAACGGCAACTGACGACATTGCAAAAGCCAAAGCCACACGTCAGTTTGAAGAAGCAAAAGCCAGAAAAGAGAAGGTGCAAGCTGACACGGAATTGCATACCAGACTGTCGGACATTGGTTTCAAGCAAGCGCAGATCAACAAATTCAAAGTTGAAACACGCAATCTTGACACCCAAGGCAAGATGCTGAGTTTGGATTTCCAAGCCGCCTTGCAGGGTTTGCCACTGCCCAGCAAAAAGACAGAAGGCGGCGGAGGAACTGCGAGCGAAGACGAGCGCAAAGCAGCAGGCTGGCTGGCACAAGCGACCAACGCATACAACAACATGCTGGGCGCGATGTACACCAAAGAGGGCAAAACAACGGGCGCTGAAAAACCTGGAGTCATTGAATCTGCTCTTGGCACTTTGCCTTTTATTGGCGAAGGCAGTGCAGCGCTTGCTCGCGGCACAGATCGCCAGAAGTTCACCCAGGCGGCAAGCTCGCTGTCAGAGGCCTTGCTTCGTGCAGCAACAGGCGCCGGCGTGAACCGAGACGAAGCCAAGCAGAAACTGGAAGAGTTGACCCCACTTTTCACCGATGACGCAGACACGCGCAAACAGAAACTTGAGGCCATCCCGGTCTATTTGGAGTCTTTGAAAGCTCGTGCTGGTCGCGCTGCACCAAGTGGCTATCAAGTTCCACAGGCTCCAACAAATCCGCTGTCCATCACCCTGCCTGACGGTACTGTGTTTACAGCGCCCAACCAGAAAGCATTGGACGAATTCAAAAGAAGGGCTGGCCTTTAATGGATTACGCAGCACTCGCACGCGAACTTGGTGGCACTCTCACGCCTGCCACAAAAGCGCAGCCACAAAAATTCAACGTCCCAACCGACTCTGGTCGGAATGTTGAAGTGGATGTGCGTTTCCCGACGGCCGAAGAGTCAGCGACAGCAGCACCACAGCCCGTTGACCTCAAGGCGTTGGCCGCTGAACTTGGTGGAACGATCTCGGCATCAGCTGAGCCATCAACTACAGCTACAGGCCTAGCAGGGGCGGCCACCAGGGGCTTAGCACTTCCAGCGGCTGGCGCGGCTCTTGGCGCGGCCATGGGTGCCCCATTCGCTGGCGTTGGCGCCATCCCTGGCGCTGTCGCAGGTGCAGGTGCAGCCACCCTCGCAGGGCTTGTCGCTGATCCGATTGTCGGCTCAATCAACAGCATGTTTGGCACTACCTACACGCTGCCCACCGATGCCCTGCAAGACCTTCTGACCCGTGTCGGCGTGGCCGAACCACGAACAGCCGCAGAGCGCATCGTTCAAACGACCTCAGCAGGCGCTGGAACTGCTGGAGGCAGCGCAGCCCTTGGCAAGACATTGCAAGCCGCTGCTGGCCCCGTTACGCAAGGCGTTGGCCAACTCATGGCGGCAGCTCCAGGCTTGCAAGTCGCAAGCGGCGCATCAGCTGGTGCGGCTGGCCAGACTGCCAAGGAAATGGGCGCAGGCACTGGTGGACAAATTGCCGCAACACTTGCAGGTGGCTTGCTGCCTGCCGCGCCTCAAATCGTCAAAGCCGCAACTCAGGCGGCGGCCAAAGCAGTCGCGCCCAAAGGTGCAGGCATCCGCGAGCAGATTGAGCCGACCTTCAAAGAGTCGGTGCAAAGCATCAAGGCCACGGTGGGCGAAAAGATCGCACCCGAGAATCAGCGCATCATCAAAAGCCAGCTGGCGCAAACGCCTGATTCCGTTGACCTGGTGAACGTTCGTCTCTCTGGCTCGCAGGTCGTGCCGGACAACGAGGCGGCCACGGCCATCAAGCAAGGCTGGAAGGCCGGAACAGTGGCTAGCATCAAGGCTGCAACCGACAAAGACCGCCAGGCCATGACTAAGATGCTTAACGTCTTTAAGATGGGCGAGAAGAGCGACAAATTCAGGGCGATGAATCGACCAGCCGACATTCTTGGCGACACCGTGCAAGCTCGCGTTGACTTTTTGGCCAACGCCAACCAACAGGCAGGCAAGGCCATCGACCGCATCGCACAAAGCAGACTTCGTGGACAGGCCGTGGATTACGATCCTGCCATCAATACATTTCTGGACGAGCTTGGCACATTGGGCGTCAGGGTCGAACTGGATGAGAACGGCGTGGCCAAGGCAATCCTGCAAGGCTCAGACATTCAGGGCGACAAGGCGGCCCAGCGAATCTTGAACACCGTCTTGGAGCGCCTCAGCACGGCCAAAGCGCCAGATGCTTTCGGTGTGCACACTGCAAAGCGGTTCATTGACACCCAAGTCAACTACGGCAAGAAAAACCTGGCCAACCCCCTGACAGCTCAGGCCGAACGCGCCCTGAAGAATCTGCGTCGCAATCTGAATGAGTCGCTCGGCGAAAGATTCCCGGTCTACAAAGCCGCCAACGACAAGTATGCCGACACCATCACGGCGCTCGATGACTTGCAAAAGGCCGCAGGCACTCAGATTGACTTTGACTCGCCAAACGCCAACAAAGCCCTCGGCACGGCCATGCGCAAGCTGACCAGCAACTACGGCACACGCGCCAACCTGATCGACTCGCTCGACCAGGCCAACCAAGTGGCCAGCAAGTACGGCATGAAGCTGGACGACGACATCGTGAACCAGCTGATCTTCGTCAACGAGCTGGATCGCATGTTTGGTGCTGTCGCAGACACATCACTCAAGGGCCAAATGTCCCAGGCTTTGGAAACTGGCGTGGACATTGCCCGAGGTGGCGCAGCACGACGTGCGATTGAACTTCTCGCAGAGAAAGCAGAAGGTTTGCGCGGCATCAACAAGGAAAACGCCATCAAAGCGATGGAAGAAATCCTCAAGCGCAAGGCAGCACAATGACCCATTTCGCAAACGCAGCAAAGCTGCCACAATCCCTGGACGCGAGAGTGCAGTGGCTGCAATCCGCTGTCCAGACAGGACGCCAATTTGACCAGGAGAACCAGTAATGTCCGCACTCTCGATTCAAGTCCCATTTCCAGTCTTTCAAGACCGCGATGGGCAGCCGCTGGACAACGGTTATGTCTGGATCGGCCAGACAAATCTTGATCCACAGGTCAATCCGATCAGCGTTTACTTTGACGCGGCACTGACCATCCCGGCAAGCCAGCCGATCCGCACGCTCAACGGCTATCCATCCAATAGCGGAACGCCTGCACGCTTGTACGTCAACAGCGACTACAGCATCCGCGTGATGAACAAAAACGGCAGTTTGGTGTACAGCGCACCGGCCGCGACTGAGCGATACAGCGATGTTGTTTTGCCAGTAGTCAACGCAGAAGATGTTGTTTATGACCCGCCTTTCGTTAGTGCCGTTCAGACAAACGTAGAAGCAAAACTTGCTCAAATCATTAGCGTTCAAGACTTTGGCGCAGTTGGTGATGGTGTTGCGGACGACACGGCTGCAATTCAGTTGGCCGTTGACTACCTGAACACCGTCAGCGCAACCGACCCAGCCTCGCTGGTGTTTCCGTCAGGGCGTTATCTAATCACCGACGAGATTGATCTGACAGCAACTGGTGGCAAGCGTCGAGAGATCATCGGCGGCACTGGTTTCGAGACTGCCGAACTGTTGGTCAACTTCAGTGGCCATGACAAGTACGTGTTCAAACTTGGCGATCCTGACGCGCCTGCATATCAGCGCGGCATCAGCATTCGTGGATTTCAGTTCACCAAGGTCACCTCCGGCCACCAGTCGCCAGTGGGTATTGGTGGCAACGCCATCGCGCAGAGCCGGATCGCGGATGTTGTCTTTGGCGCTTGGAACAACACGGCAATTCAGCTTTATGCTCCACAGAACTGCCGATTCCAAAACATCACCACATTTGGCGGCGGTCATTCATGGGACTACAAGAGCACGACCGGCAAAACTGTTTTGCAAAGCGGTACAACGCTGACTGCTTCATCCTCGTTGTTCAGCGCGTCTGATGTTGGGCACACAGTCAACTTATGGGGCGGCGCTCCAAACTTTACTCGACGCAAAGCGGTCATTACTGCCTACACCAGCGGCACACAGGTAACAGTAAACACAACTTACACCGATGCTGTTGCTCTGAACATTTATTTCGGCAGCCCATTTGCCTCAATGACATCTGGCTCAACTACGTTGACGGCTGACGCATCGTGCTTTACATCCAACGATGTTGGTCTGGTCATCTATGTGAAAGGCGCCGGAGCAAGCGGTCGCTTATTGCGCTCAAAGATCGCAGCCTATGTGTCCGCTACACAGGTCACGCTTGAGGATGCTGCTGGAACGACTGTCACCACAGCCGAGTTCGCCACGCCAGTGCTCGATATTCACAGCGTCGGAGCGGCTTCTGGCGAAGGCGGCAGCGACAACAGCTTCTACGCCTTGCAGCTTGAGTCGCATCAAGGCATCGCCATTGGAGCGATTGACCAAGACCAGTTGAGCTTCGACGCATCCAAGATGCACGGCGAACAAACGATTGCTGCCAATCAATACGCTCTAGCTCCAATGTGGACGGAGCAGATTTCCGGCTATTACCAAGGCAGCTTTGATGCGCAGTATCTTGGAGCCGAACTGGTGTCTGCTGTTTACCAAACGTCAGTATTTACGTTTGAAACGTTGCTGTGCCGAACAGCATATGACGCAATCTTTTTAAGGATAGGTGATAAAGCGCCATCCTTTGAAGGCGGTTTGATTCAGCTGGATGATGTTTCATTCCTTGGCACTGCTGCAACACTCGTTGACTATAACGATTTGATTGTTGATTCAAATACAGTGCCAGGTTATGTCCTGTCTGGAAAACTGAGCAACTCTCCAATTGAATTAACAAAGGTCTACTTGGGCAACGGTGTTTACGGCACTCCGGAAAAAGGAATGGCTGTAGACGAAACCGCTGGCACGTTTGACATTTATCGAGATGGTGATGGTGGGACTGTTGGCTCCAGCAAAGTCATTGCTTCGACGATCACTTGGGATGGTACGCCACCAAGCGGAACGACCAGTCTGCGCTACGCATGGCAACGTGTTGGAAACGTGGTGCAGTTCTGGATGCGGCTAAAGTATGCGGTGGCGGGGGTAACAAACTCTAACTTTGTTGTCGGACTGCCGTCCGACATGCCTGCACCATACATCTTGGCTGACACCGCCAGCCCAATCGACCCTTCCGAGTTGATCGGCACCGTGTCTGGTGGTCTTGCAACCTCAGCGACAGTTGTCTACGCGCTGCCAAAAGGATTCTTGCGACGAAATGCCGCTGGAACCGGGTTTGAGGTCGGCGTCGTGAACAACAGTGGAACGGTGTCTGCCTTGGTCGGCTACGCCCAAGGCTTCTACTTCACGAGTTGATAATGTGGTGGTTTGTCGCTGGATTCTTGACCTGTTTGTCGCTGGTGATCGGGCTTGCGCTTTGGTCTGCGGCTGACGACTCTGAAAACGATTGATGAGGAAACGTAATGGCAAGCAGATATTGGGTCGGCGGTTCTGGGACTTGGGATGCACTAAATATACTCAACTGGTCTGCTACGTCTGGCGGATCTGGAGGTGCGACTGTTCCCGGTGCTGCCGACGATGTTTTCTTTGACGCCAATTCAGGCGCGGCTACTGTCACCATTGGAGTTGGCTACAACCCGTCCATCTCAAAATTGACGCTGACTGGCTTCACTGGTGTGCTGGCGTACGGTTCTCAAAACATTTCACTCGGCGGAACCGGAACGATCTACACAGGCGCAACCACTTTCAGTGTGACTGGAAACCCTGTCATCAACTGCACAAACTCCAGTTCAACCAGCCGGACGATCAACCCGACTGCAACCACTGAGGCAAATTCAGTCACGATCAACGTGACGGCAGGAACTGGAACAGTCACGCTATCAACAACAGCCGCTGTCAAGAGTCTGAATTACACAGGCTTCAGTGGCGCTGGTGGGTTGCCCGGATTTATTTATGGCGACCTGACAATCCCGAACACGATGACTGTCACAGCATCTAGTGTTGCAGTGATTTTTGGTGCAACATCAGGAACCCAACTCGTCACCACAAATGGGGTTCTGATAAATAAGCCGATTGGAATCAGCGCACTTGGTGCAGTTGTTCAGTTTCAAGATGCGCTAACACAAGGATCGACTCGGGCTTTTTCGTTCGTAAACGGAACTTTGCAATTAAAAAATGGTGTGACTTCAACAGTCGGCATTTTTAGCACTAGTGGAACAACGCAAAAGTTTCTTCAATCCACATTGGCTGGTTCGCAAGCAACATTGTCGCAAGCCAGTGGCACCGTAAGTGCCAGCTACCTGACAATCAAAGACATCAACGCCACTGGCGGTGCTGTATGGGAGGCTTTCACCACAAACAACAACGTGGATGCAGGCAACAATAGTGGTTGGGACTTTTCGTCTCAGCTTGGTCGATACATTTACACCCGGCGCAAAAACAAGCGCATTCTTCCTTAAGGAGCAATCATGTCCACAAACTCGCAAATCGCATTTAACCCTCAAGGCGAAACAATCGTCGTTGCTGCTGCAGGCGTCGCTCCTGCTGGCATTCAGGCTCCTGTTTACGAGAAATTCAATCCGCAGAACGCTGGCCAGTACCGCTTTGTGAACGCAGGCACAAACACTGTGTTTTTGGGTACTGGCGCAAGCGCGGCAGAGGCGACAGCCAATGCCGTTGCTCCGGTTGCTGGCAACCCATCTCCTGCTGTTGTGCTGTTGCCTGGCGCAGTCGAAATCCTGCGCTTCAACAAGGACACATACTTCAGCGGTCTTGCAGCTGCAGCGACTACCGTCTACGTCACGCCCGGCCAGGGCTTGTAATCGATGGAGTGTCTTGACATGGCTGAAGAGAAGGATGGTGGAATTGACCTCGTGAAGTATGGAGTTCTGTGGCAGCGCGTGCAGGACATGGATCGCAAAGTTGACAAGATGGAGCGCCAGATCGAAGAGCTGCTGGCACTGGCCAACAAAGGCAAAGGTGGCTTGTGGTTTGGGATGGCTGTCGCTTCCGGCGTGTCTGGATTCATTGGATTCCTGACAAGCCACTGGAAAGGCAGCTGACCATGTACAAGATCGGGCCTCGATCTGTGCAGCGGCTCAAAGGCGTGCATGATGACTTGGTGAAGGTTGTCGAGCGTGCCATTGAGATCACCACCGTGGACTTCACAGTCCTGGAGGGCTTGCGCACTCCAGAGCGACAGAAGGCGCTGTATGAGGCTGGTGCAAGCCAGACCCTTAACGGCCGACACATCACCGGACATGCGGTCGATCTTGGTGCTTGGGTGGATGGTGAGGTTCGATGGGACTGGCCGCTGTATCACAAGATCGCAGCCGCCATGAAAGAAGCTGCAAAGCAACTGGACATCAAAATCGTTTGTGGCGCTGATTGGAAGAGTTTTCCGGATGGCCCACACTTCGAGCTTGATCGAAAGGCATACCCATGATCTGGCAAGCACTCATCCCCGTGATCGGCACCGTCCTGGAGAAAGTACTGCCCGACCCGCAGGCCAGCGCAGACGCCAAGATCAAACTGATGGAGCTTGCCCAGAAAGGCGAGCTGGCTGTTCTTGACGCAGAAACCAAACTGGCACTTGGCCAACTTGAAGTCAACAAGGTCGAGGCAGGCACCGACATGTTCCGTGGCGGCTGGCGTCCAGCGACCGGCTGGGCGTGTGTTTTCGGCCTGGTGTACCAGTTCCTGCTCCAGCCTGTTTTGCCGTGGCTGGTGGCCGTTTGTGGCGGTTCTGTGCCGCCTTTGCCTCCAATCGACAACGAGACCCTGATGGTCTTGTTGACCGGCATGTTGGGCCTTGGTGGACTTCGCACCTTTGAGCGCATCAAAGGGAAAGCCTAATCGCAGTTGTCTCCATGCTGCTTCGGCAGCCTTGCCCGGTCTTTGTGCCGGGCTTTTTTCTATGACCGACGTTTCCGACCAAGCAACCATCCGAGAAGAACAAGAGCGCGAGGCCTGCCTGCGTACTGCCAGGGAGCCGCACCAGCGTTTGCATCCGACTGGCCTGTGCCACTACTGCGAAGAGCCTCTGCCAGACGACAGGCGCTTCTGCGGCCCTGAGTGCCGCGATCAATGGCAGGCCCATTCAAACGCCAAGCGGCGTGCTGGTCAGCTGTAATCCTGAACCGTGCCACAGTTGGCGCACATGTGGCCTTCAGGCTTGATGTAGAACAGCTGATTGCCGCATCTGCACTCGCGCACCATGTCGCCCACCTTTGGCGCGAATTCAAACTTCCACAGGCCTTTGTGTGTGTGGCACTCTGGACACTCAAACCGCGTCTCGCCAACAGGAGCGACCGCCATCCATTCATGGCCACACTGAAGGCAGAAAGCCTGGCCAGAGCCGTGCGGGTCTGACTTTGGCCGAAGCTCGATAACGTTGCTCATTGCTGCTCCTTTTTCACAAAGTCCTCACACTTGCGCTTCCAGCCCCACGAATCCTTAAGCCAGTACACAGGCGCGTAAAAGCGCGGCTTGTGCAGCATGGCGCAGATCAGTACAGGCTTTGGAAGTGCTCGCATGGTGGCGTGCTTGCACTCGTCGCAGTGCTGGGTTTTCATGGTTGCGAAACCCACACATGGCAAGAATGGTGCAGGCTTGTCTCGCGCTCCTGGTCTTGATCAATTGGCATCGGCCCGATGTTCAGACACACATACCGCGTGCCACTTGGCGTGCTGTAGTCTCGGCGCAGGAACTTGTAACGCTCGCCAGTTCGCACCAGGGTGAACTCTTGGCCAGGCATGAGCTGGCGCACAAACTTTCGCATCAGTACGCCTCCTCAGTCATTGCCTCTGCGATCTCCTGCTCGATGCGCTGTCGGTCGTCGTCGGTGAGCTTTCGCTCCAGCCAGGCAGCCGGACGGCCTCGGCGGTCGAGAACGTCCCACTCGCTTTCGCTGTAACCGTAATAGTCCATGTCGCTGGCCGCGTTGTAGCTGTACGACCCCTGCACGCAATCGAAATGCGTCACGCCGATCAGGCAAGGGATGCCAGCCACCCGGCTTTCGATCTCTGCGATGTAGCTCATGACGACCACCATGCGACGAGCAAGCAAGCCAGGCCTACACCGATGGCAACGGCCAAAAGAAACCCGGCAGCGGCCTCGCAGCGGCGCTCGGTCTTGCTGATGAACAAACGGCGCTTGATCTCGGCGCTGTACGGGTACTGAGTGTGCTGGTGATGTTTCATGCTTTGCTCCTTGGTTAAGATGCCCACATATTACCACAAACGCCCACAAGCGCAAGCATTAGGATAAACCCTATAAATCGACGATTTCAACGTCATGAGGCCGCTTCTTGCCGTCCAGGATTTCATGCAGGCGCTTCTCGGTCAGGCGGTGGCAGCGCACCATGACACGCGCAGGCAGCACCTCGATCAGGTCGGAATAGTCTTGCAAGATCGCACGCACGGCCACGATGCCTGCACCGTCCAGGCGCATGGTCTTGCCTTCCTTGTTTCGCCTGCCTGCCATGGCCAGCGCGGTGATGGCGTCCATGAGCAGGCCGCTGTCGTCCTGGCAGACCTTCATGTCGACCACCAGCGTCTCGACCAGGTTCACAGCGTCAGAACAGAGACGCCAATCATTCGGAGTTGGCTGATCGCCTTGCTCGAGCTGGTGCAGGGCTTCGTACATCTTGGTGAGCTGGCCAACCCTCCAAACCTCGGGCAAAGGCTCGGTGGGGCTGGCGGTCATCTCATCCAACAAGGTGTACCGCTTCGGCCGTGGCTGGCGCTTTGGCTTCTTCACACGAACCCCGACAAGTCTGGAGCCTTCCAGCCGTCCGGCTTTCCGATCTTGCCGCCTGGAAGGATGACTGGCTTTCCGTCCACCAGCTTGGCGTCATTGCTGGCCAGCACGGCCAGGTCAGCACGTCGCTTGTCAAAGCCTGCAAGGTATGCCACACCGTTGCCGGTCACCTCGCTGTCGCACAAGGCATCCAGCGCCTCGATGCGGTCGCTTGGGTTGATGCTGGCCATGACCAAACCCTTCTTCAGGCCGTTGGCCACATGCAGCAGGTCGATCACGCTGCCCTCCAGGCTTTCCGCGTCCTCGGCTGAATCGAAGTCCACGCTCAGCAGGAATTCCAAGAACTCCTCGATGTGGCACCCGATCTGCACCGACAGCGCAGCAGGCCCAGGAACCTTGCCGCAGGCCTTCAGCCAGGCCGCTGTGCGCTCGAAGTTGCTTGTCTGGGCCTCGGATACCAGTCGCTCGTTGCGTGCCCGTAAAAGCCGGTTCTCGTACTCCAGCTCGGCCACCAGCATGTCCAGCTTCATTTCGTCTTCGGTCATGGTCAGGCCTCCGCTTTTGCAATGGCTGCACGCACCTTGTGGCCAATGTCGGCGTCCACAATGTCGGCATCGACAAAGCTGGCCAGCTCCTTGAGAACTTGCAGCAGTTCGTCGCGCACCGTTCCGATCTCCCGCTGCATGTATTCCATCGTTACCGTGCCAAACTGCGACGGCTGATTTTCTGGGTCAGTGATGGCTTGCTTGATGGATTCAATTGTTGTCATCTGCTCCAGCGTAATCTGGCGCAGGATAAGGAACGGCTCTGCGCCCATCTCCAAAGCACCACGCTCATCAAGCATGGCTTCCAGTTTCTTCTCAACGTCGCTGCGTTGGTCGCGGCGAATCAGGGCCAAAGTATCGGCTTCGCTTGCATATGGGTCGGTCATGGCTTGTACTCCAGGATGCTGAATGTCTTTTCAACTCGGTCAAGGAACACAGCCATCGCTGGCCGTGAACCGCAGGAAAGTGCCCGGCACGCGGCCAGGTGGATGGATGAAGGCCGCAGAACGGCCATCAAAACATAGCGCTTGTCCATCAGTATCTCCAGATGGTCACATCGACCACCCAAAGGCACAGACAGAACTGGCCTTGGTGAATGCCGCACACAAACAGCGGCCAGCGGTGCGTGAACCACTCCACGTCGAACTGCCAGCCTCGCTTCATGCTTTCACCTTCTCAAGGCCTTGTTTCAGGAAGTGCAGTACCTGGGCAGACAAGCTGCGGGTGTTGCGCTCGGCTTCGGCTTTGAGCTTGGCCATGATGTCGTCCGGCAGGCGGACGGTCACGTATTGGCGTTTGTTTCCAGTGGTCATTCTTCACTCCTTACTTCATTCATGTCCACGCTGACATACCAGTCGCGCAGTGCCTGGGCATCTGCCAGCGCATTGTGTGGATTTTGGGAAACCGTGTCGACGCGCAGAATCTGCATCGTCAATGGCGGCGTGTCCAGCCGTGTGCCTGGGCCAGTGATCAAGACCTTGCAAAACCACATGATGTCCTCTGGCCAGTCGGCAATGATGTGCACGCTGTCAAACTGGCTGAGGAAATATTCCAACTGCTGTTGCAGAGATTGCATGACGATCCATGGCTTTGCTAGCTTTGGCATGACGTTTTCAGTAACCCATGGGTCTGGGTTTTCGCAGCCAAGCACCTCATAAAAACTGCGGCCATCCTCAGCAACCAGCGCCAGCGAGATCAGCTCTCCACCGTAGCTGTTCCACTCGCCATCGATGAAGATTTTCATTCCACGATCTCCCAGTCTTCAGAAAGCATGTCGGTTTGGCTGGCCAGCCACGGCACGATGGCGCCCGGCGTTGTCTTGGCGTCGTTCGGGTAAATGATGACGATGTACGGGAGCGTGCTGACCTCGCTGAACCCGTGTTCGAGACAGCCGCCTTTGCCAACCAGCGCCAGCCGCAAGCCCTTGCCGTTCCAACCGGCGCGCGCTACGTAATGCTCGCGCTTCATGGCCTCGATCGCCTGGCCGAACGTCATGCCGTCGATGGGACGGTAGGCCCGGTCGAACACCTCGGCAGGGGACCAGCTGATGTAGCCGGCAAAGTCCGGGTGATTGGCTTGGCCGCCGTCGATGTACTCGACTAGATAGCCCTCGTCCGCGCCGTTTTCGTCCGCCGGCAAGGTCCAGCCGCAAAGCTCGTTGTAGGCCAGCCGCGTCATGGGCTTGGCGTTGATGAGTTTGGTTCCGATGTATCGTTTCATGCTGCCTCCTGCGCTTCTTCAAACATGTCCGCTGTTGCACCAGCGCCAGCCATCTCGACCGGAATGCCACTGGTCAGCAGGCTCACCAAGTCGTCCTGACCAGCCACCTCGATGTCAAACCGGGTCTGGGCGGCGTGCCGGATGGCCTGCGCCTGGTTGCCTGCGCGAATCAGGCGGTGTTTGTTGGTCTCCACGTCGGTGACCAGGTAGATGCGTGTGCTCATGGTTGCTCCTCAAAATTCGATATCGTCTGGAAAGTCGTCAAACCCAGAACCCTGGGGTTTGGATTGTGGCGCACTTTGCGGCTTTTGTGTTGGTTTGTGGTCTGAATTATCAGAGACAAATTCCAGATCGGCCAAGCGTGCCACCATCTTGGTGTTCTGCGTGCCGTCGCCTTTGGTGTAGGTCTGCAGGTGCACGTCCTCCAGGTACGCCACGATCTGCTTGCCTTTGAGCAGGTAAGGTGCCATCGGCTCGGCACGTTGGCCCCAGATCGAGGCATCGACCCACTGCGTTGGGCGCTTGCCGTCGTCGCCCTTCTTGCCGTAGGTGAACGCCAGCGAGACGTTGGCCACGGCTGTGCCGCCTGGTGTAAATCGCACCTCGGCGTCTTTTCCAATTCTTGCTAGTCCACTTGCTTTCATTTCAGTTTCCTTTCAGTTTGTAAACCCGAACCACACGAGCATGCGCGGACGCATGCGTGGCCTGGCAGTAACCGACTGCCTCGAAATCTTTGCTCTTGAAAACACTGCCCCAAAGATTTGGAGAACAGTCGTCTGGCAGGTCAAGATACAAGCGAACTTGGTTAATGCTCACGCTTCCATCTCGGCTTGCAATGTTCATCGCAGTGCGTCGTGCCTTGGCGATCCAGTCCTCGCGGCCAATGGACACGGCAGCAATGCCATCGTCTCGAAGGTCGCGGCCTTTCATGCTGCGTCCTTGTAAGACTGGATGAACTCGACCTCGCGCTCGATGTCTTCCAGAAACTTCACCACCTCGGTCTCCAGCTCCTTGATGGCCTTGTCGTCACGCACGACCCGGCGAATGACCATCTGTGCGTTTTCTGGAAAGTCTGGGTTGTAGGACACGAAGTCGCACCACTCGCGCTCAGCAATCCACAGCTGGCCTTGCACCTGCCATCGGTAGGCTGTCGGGCACTTCCCTGCCTCCAGGCGCAAATACTCCAGGTGGGTCTTGGGCATCGGGCACTTGTATTCGGTCATCCCGTCCTTGCCAACCAGGCCGTCAGGGCTGACACCGACCTGCAGCGTGTCGTGCATGCAGAAACCGATCTCGGTGACAAACTGGCCTGTGTGGGCCTCGTATGCCGACCTGGCGAAAGGCTCGCGCTCTGTGCCTTGCTCCATGGCAAAGGTGGTCTTGAACTCTTCGCGCACCCCGGTGATGCGCTCCAATGCCAAGGCGGTCAGGTAAGTGGCGCGGGTTGCCCCGCCTCCCTTGGCCATGATGTCGCTGAACTTGGATCCGGATGGCACACCGACGCGTGCCTGTTTCCACTCTTCGGTGCCTTGATCTGCTGTGATGACTCTCATGCTGCCTCCTGCTCGTCAGCGGTCTTGGCTGCCTTCTTGAGGGCTGGCCCTTGGGCTTGCCAGAACGCTGCCTTGTGTGCCGACTTGGGCAAAGCCTGGAACGCTGCGGCCAGGGCTTCGCTGCCTTGCATGGCGGCCTCGCGCATGGCTGGCAGGGTGGCTGCCTCGAACTCACCATAACCGGCTGGCACCGTTTGTTTTGCGGCCACGTTGTGGGTCTGTGAATCCGAGTCGTTGTCGCCCTCTGTTGGAATGCAGAAGGCCTGGAACATGGCGTATTTGTAAGCTGCGCTCATGGCCTTGTTGGTCGCCTTGTCGCCAGAGTCCATGGCCTCGCCATACATCTTGACCGTGTGCTTGCTGCCGTCGTGGGCGCTCACAAAGTCGAACTCCATGTCCACCGTCACATAAAACAGCGCTTTGCCTTGGCCGCTTACGCGCTCCACACAATCTCTGGAAAGCGTGCGCGGCAGGATGCTCAGGCCATGCTTGGCCAACAATGGGCCGATGGCGTTGTAAACGTCGTCAATGCCTCGGAAGTTGTATCCAATGCCCTGGCTGTTTCTTTGGTTTTTGCTGATGCCGGTGTTGGCCAGTTCGCCAGCCACCAACGAGATCAGTTGGTAAACGTTTTGTTTTTCGGTTGTCATGCTGTTGTCTCCTGGTTCAAAGTCTGGGTGATTGCGTCGATCAGTTCCTGGGCTTGCGCTGGCGTCAGGTCTATGCGGCAGCTGCCGCCTCGGATGTGCACGCCAAGCGAGATGTGCTCCTCGTTCTGGCTGACGATGGCGGCGTTGCCGTCCACCGCGTTTATGTAAAAGTCGTCTTGCATCGTGTTTACCTTTCGTGGGTGGTTGTTGGTGAAACGAATCATACACCATAAAAAAAGAATTTTATAGGTTGACGCAAAAATAAATTTTTAGGCGCGTTATAAATTTGTGCTACAGTCCAGCACATGACAAAAGACGATCAGTATTTCAACCAGGTCTATGCCTTCGCCCACAAGCAGGCTGGCAGCTACTCCAAGCTGGCCAAGGCTTTGGGCGTGCCAAATGGCCCTGCCGTGCAAATGTGGAAGGTGAATGGCGTGGCCCACAAGTGGCGGCCAGTGCTGGAAAAGAAGTTCGGCGCGGCCTTCCGAAAGTCCTTGAGCGATCTGATTGCTTGAGGTAAAGTGAATGTTGAACACGGCTAGGGTAGCTCCCGAAAAGACGATTCTTCACCGTCCTGCCGATGTTTCTTGAGTGAAGTGAACCGATGAAGTAAGGTAAAAAATGCACTATTACCAGTTCAATATTGGCGACTACAAAAGCCACACTGAACACCTCTCAGACCTTGAAGATTTGGCCTACCGGCGCATGCTGGATTGGTACTACCTTCACGAAACCCCTTTGCCTTTGGAAACCAGCGAGATCGCACGCCTCATAAGGATGCGAACGCATACCGACTGCATTGCGGTCGTTTTGCAGGAGTTTTTCATTCGCACTGAGAACGGATGGACAAGCCATCGAGCAGATCAGGAAATTGCCAGGGCTGGAGAGAAGTCGACCAAGGCCAGCGAGAGCGCCAAGGCCAGGTGGAGCAAGCACAAAGATGCAGACGCAATGCGAACGCATAGCGAAAGCAATGCTACACAAGACACAAGACACATAACACAAGACACAGAACACAAGAAGAAAGCAACAGTCGTTGCAACGCCTCACGGCGTTTCTGATTCTGTTTGGCAAGATTTTGTAAAGCATCGCAAGGCAAAGAAGGCCCAGGTCACTCAGACCGTCATTGATGGCATTCAGCGCGAAGCAGACAAGGCGGGATGGCCACTGGACGCAGCCCTTCGTGAGTGCATCACCCGCAACTGGCAGTCATTTAAAGCAGACTGGGTGAAAGACACCAGCCTGAGCAAGACTGGACAAACAAATCAATCCGTGATTTCCGGCTTGACCCGTGGCTTGATCGGAGGTGGCAACAATGTCAAATTACTCGGAAACTGATTTTTGTAAGCCAGAAGAAGGCTTGGATTACATCTTCGGTCGAATGATGGCCATCTTTGGTGCAACCTTTTCCAGGCATTTTGATGGCATTGACGCAGGCCTTGTTCGGCAAGAGTGGCAAAAGCAGCTTGGCTCATTCTTGACTTACAGGCCGAGCATGGATTTCGCCATTGAAAAACTGGACGGCGAGTTTGTTCCCAGTGCTATCAAATTCAGGAACCTTTGCAATGCAGGCCCGGAAATTCCAAGAAAACCAGTCGTGGCCATTGAAAAGCAACTGACACAAAAAGAGAAAGACGAGATTGAGCGAAACAAAAAAATCGCACTTGCAAAACTGGCAGAACTGCGCAGGCAATACAAAGGTGAGGCATGACATGCAAACAATGCGAATCATCGAAACAACGGCCGCACAGTGGGGCGTATTCGTTCAAATGCGTGGAGTGCTGCTGCAGGCTGGTGCTGAGCGCCCGGCCCGACAAGCGCCTGGCCGCATCCATGCTGGCGGCCATCGAGCGCTTCCCCGACAACCCTGGCCGGGAGCGCATCTTGGAGTGCGTGCGCCAGACCTTGACGAAACACCACTCAGCGACTCAGAGTGCTGGATTGCAGTCCGGGAGGGATTGACATGAACAAAGAATTAATGTTTTCAAGCAAGACAGATTTGTGGGCAACACCACAGAATTTTTACGACAAATACAACGAAAAATTTGATTTTGAGCTTGATGTTTGCGCCACCAAAGAGAACGCAAAATGCAGCAGATATTTCACTATTTTTGATGATGGTTTGTCGCAACAGTGGGATGGTGTTTGTTGGATGAATCCACCGTATGGAAGAACAATTAAGCATTGGGTCAAAAAAGCATATGAGTCGTCATTAAACGGCTCAACAGTTGTTTGTCTTTTGCCTGCAAGAACTGACACTGCATGGTGGCATGACTACTGCACAAAAGGCCAGATTGAATTTATACGAGGTAGGCTTAAGTTTGGTAATAGCAAAAACAGTGCGCCATTCCCTAGCGCAGTTGTAATTTTTGGAGCGCAACCTTGACCGAACGCATCAAGATCACGCTGTTCGAGCCAGTCCAGGCCCACAAAGTCCTGACGCAGCAGATCTGGCCACTGATCAAAGCATCCCTGATGGCTGGCCACCGGATGGTCGTCGAGGTAAGGCCAGAGACCCGCACGCTTGCCCAGAACTCACGTTTGTGGGCCATGCTGACCGACGTCAGCAAGCAGGTGAACTGGTACGGCAGGAAGCTGACCCCTGAAAACTGGAAGGACGTGCTCACCGCTGCCCTGACCAAGCAGGACGTCGTTCCTGGCATCGATGGGGGCTTTGTGGTGCTCGGCAAGTCCACCAGTAAGATGACAAAGCCCGAGATGAGCGAGCTGCAGGACTTGATCGAGGCCTTCGGTGCGCAGCAAGGCGTGCGCTTCACCGCGCCTGAGTACGTTGACCCAGAGACTGGAGAGATCACATGAGCAACATCACGCCATTGCGCGGCGCATCCATTCCAACCAACGAGCCGAACGCTGCATTGGTGGCTGCGCTCAAAGACATACTGGCCGACGCTGAATCTGGCCGACTGCAGTCATTCTTTGCCGCAGGATTCCTGGCCGATGGCCTGCGAATGTCCTGCGTGCTCGGTGACCATTCCAATGTCTACGAGGTGATCGGCTCAATTGAGATGCTGAAGCACCACTACATCACCAACCACACGGAGAGGCTATGACAACAGCCCACGTTCGCTCCATCATGAAGTCGGTCATTGCATCCGGCTTTGACCCGACTGAAATGCAGTGGTTTGACATTTCAGGCGCTGACCTGTCCACAGGCATCAAGATCGACAACCTGACCACCCACCGTCCACCGTTTGAGAAAAGCCTGGTGCTCTGGGCTGGCCAAACCTCAAGCCATGAGCGTTACGAGATGATGATGCTGGCTGCTGGAGATGATCCAGAGGAAGGCATCGTGCTCGATCTGAGCAAGGGACAGCCAGGAAAATACACCACCTTCCCGCCGATGGTTTACGCCATCGTGGATGGCCAAATCAAGTACGGCCCGGTCGATGAGGGCCAAGACCTGCCCAGAGATGTGGCCGAGATCATGCTGGCCACCATGTCCAAGTGGCTGGAAAGCATGGACACAGGCTGCGAAAGCTACCGTCCTGAGGTCAAGCAGACATTCACCAACCGGCGCAAGATCGCTGAAGGCAAGCTGCCGACCTACGACTGGCACACGGTCATCATCCAGCCTGCCAAGCCGCGGTCGGAAAGCGAAGGTGGGACGCACGCCTCACCGCGGATGCACGACCGTCGCGGCCACATTCGCAGGCTGAAAAGCGGCAAGAATGTCTGGGTGAAGGCTCACAAGGTTGGCGATGCCAGCAAGGGCTACGTTTTTCACGATTACAAGATCGAGGCAGCATCATGATTGGCACAAAGCACGACGGGAAAAAGCCACGCTGGAGCCTTCTGCCTGCCGGAACCATCCAGCAGATTATTGCCGCGCTCGAGTTCGGCGCAGCAAAGTACGCCGAGAACAACTGGCAGCACGTTGACCGAGGCCCCGAGCGTTACTACGACGCCTTGATGCGGCACGTTCACGCCTGGCGCGATGGCGAGAAGAACGATCCGGAAAGCGGCCTGCACCACCTGGCCCATGCTGGATGCTGCTTGCTCTTCATGCTTTGGCTGGATGACAGGGGCGTCAAATGACAAAACCCGCAAAGTGCAAAGTCTGCCAATGCGCCTACACCAAGACCAGACCACTGCAAACAGTGTGCAGCCCACCGTGCGCCCTTGTGTTGGCCAGGAAAGCCACGGAGAAGGCCCAAGCCAAGGAGCAGGCCAAAGACCGCAAGGAAACCCGCCAAAAGCTGGACGCCATGCAAACCAAGCCGCAGCTGACCAAGAAGGCACAGACGGCGTTTAATTCCTTCGTGAGAGCAAGGGACGCGGGTAAACCCTGCATTTCCTGCGGTACGCCACTGAGCAATGAGCCGAACACCTACGATGCCGGACACTACCGATCAGTCGGCAGCGCACCGAACATGAGGTTTGTGGAGGAAAACTGCCACGGCCAATGCAAGCACTGCAACAACTACTTGGCCGGAAACCACGTGGAATACCGAAAGCGCCTGGTCGAACGAATCGGCCTGCAAGCCGTGGAAATCATCGAGAGCGACAACACGGTGCGCAAATACTCTCACGAAGGCCTGATCGAACTGGCCAAACACTATCGGGCGGCAGCGCTCGCAACCAAGAAAGGTAAATCATGAAAGCCATCATCATCCTCTCCATTACCCTGGCCGCCACATTTGCCCAGGCACAGACCACCACCCGGTGCGTCAAGAACTGGGATGGCAGCGTGACCTGCACCACCACCCGCAACGGCGGCTTTTGACCAAGGCCAGAAAAATGAAACTTCCAGACACACTTGAAGCCATCCAGATCGATGCGCTCATCCCATTGACAACTTCAGATTAAACCCCTACAATAATTTCCAAACAATGCAATGGAGCATTTATGGAAATTGAATGGCGAGACATACCGATTGCACCGGGTTACATGGCGAACAGTCTTGGAGAAATCTGGTCAAAAGATCGGTCTGTGAAGAAAACGATCAAAGGTGTTGAACGTGCTTTCATGCTGAAGGGGAAAAAGCTCAAGCCTTGGATGGCGAACGCATACCAGTATTGCCAAGCAGGGGCTGGTGTCAAAACGTCAGTCCATCGTCTTGTGTGCATGGCGTTTCATGGTTTACCAGATGGCAAGCAAGAGGCATCGCATCTTGATGGAAACCCGCAAAACAATGCGCCATCAAACCTTGCTTGGGCAAGTCATTCAGAGAATGAGCAGCACAAAAAATTGCATGGAACTTACGCAAGGCCAAAAAACTTCAAAAAGCCATGGCACAAAAAAAGAGGCACAAAACAGACCAAGCACCCGATGGCAGATGTGATTTCAAAAATGGTCGATGGCGGCGCTTCAGTTGCTGACGTTGCATTGTTCTTGAACATCTCAAAAAGTGGCGCTTATCACGTAATCAAAAACAGGCTGAAAGGTGACAATGAATGAGCTGGCATTATTTGCAGGAGGGGGTGGCAGCGTCTTGGCAGGAAAGCTGCTTGGATGGCACACCGTCTGCGCTGTTGAAGTTGATGCCGGAGCGCGTCAGATCATGCTTGACAGAATGCGAGATGGAGTTATCGACCAATTTCCAGTCTGGGATGATGTCAGAACCTTTGATGGAAAACCTTGGAATGGGTCAGTCGATGTCGTCACTGGCGGATTCCCATGCCAAGATATCAGCCAGTGCGGGGGGGGGGCAGGATTGGATGGCGAACGATCTGGACTATGGGTGGAAATGGCCAGAATCATTCGTGAAGTTCGACCAAGAATTGTGCTTGTGGAAAACTCGCCAATGCTCACTTCTAGGGGGCTTGGCAGAGTTCTCGGAGACTTGGCCGGAATGGGGTTTGATGCAAGATGGGGAGTGTTCTATGCGTCAACCATTGGAGCAGCGCATCACAGAGCACGGTTTTACATGGTTGCTTACACCGACCGCACAGAGTTGGAAGGCTTGGACTTTCCGAAACCCATTGAAGTTGATCCGAAAGAATCACGCAGACGGCAATTTGCAAGAGCAATTGATGCGACTCTATCAGCGGATGACTACACCCAGATGCCAAGAAATCCTGATGATGTGGCCAGAGGGATGGACGGACTCAAAACCACTGGAAATGGATGGGTTCCAGCAGTGGCTGCGAGAGCAATGCGAGTGCTGACACAAGGAGAAGGTTATGGCAACAAAACGCACTGAAAAAGCCAAGACAGCTAAGCCTGAGCGAGACAAGGCCGCAATCTGCCAATCCGTCCTGCAAGGCATGCGCGACGGCCTGAGCGCTTTTAAAGCCTGCCAAGCGGCGGGAGTTCCACAAAGCACTTTCAATAGATGGGTGGATGCTGACGCTAAACTTGCGGAAGACTACGCGCACGCGAGGGAAGACCTCATCGAGCGCATGGCAAATGATGTGCTGGATCTGGCCGACAGCGAAGTCCCTGAAACTGGAGACGGAAAGCGCGACTGGCAGGCCATCCAGCAGCGCAAACTGCAAGTGGACAGTCGAAAGTGGCTGCTGTCAAAGCTGGCCCCGAAAAAATACGGCGACCGGCTGGAACTTGCAGGCGACAAGGAAAACCCATTGCAAGTGCAGACAATTGACGCTTCCAAGTTATCCACAGACGTGCTGGCGCAGATCATCGCCGCCAAGGATGCCAATGCTCCTGACTGAGGCTGACCTGCTGGCCATCGAGCGCGAACTGTGCAAGCGAAGCCTGGCCGAGTTTGCCAAGCGTGCCTGGCGCGTGCTCGAACCGGCTGCACAACTGAAGTGGGGATGGGCGCTTGACGCCATCTGCTTGCATCTGGAAGCCGTGACCAAGGGCGAAATCACCCGCCTGCTCATGAACGTGCCGCCCGGCTCCATGAAGTCCCTGCTGACCGGCGTGATTTGGCCAGCCTGGGAATGGGGGCCAGTTGGCCTGCCCGAGATGCGCTTTGTGGGCACGGCCCACGAGGAGCAGCTGGCCATCCGAGACAGCCGACGCTGCCGCGACCTGATCAAGTCCGAGTGGTTCCAAAAGCTCTGGCCGCTTGACCTGCTGGCCGACCTGGACGGAAAGCGAGAGTTTGGGAATACCCGTAAAGGCATCCGGCAGGCTCGAGCCTTCACCAGCATGACCGGCGTGCGAGGCGACCGCGTCATCCTGGACGACCCGATCAGCGCCGACAACGCCAACAGCGCAGCCAAGCTGGAGGCGGCACGCATTGCCTTCACCGAGACCCTGCCGACCCGCGTCAACTCCGACAAGTCGGCCATCGTGGTCATCATGCAGCGCCTGAACGAGAAGGACATTTCCGGCGTCATCAAGGAAATGGGCCTGCCGTACACGCACCTGTGCATCCCGATGCGCTTCGAGCCTGAGTTCCGGTGCACCACCAGCATCGGCTGGACTGACCCGCGCACCGAGGAAGGCGAGCTGATGTTCCCCGAGCGCTTTGGTGAGACGCAGGTGGCCGAACTGGAAAAGACCCTGGGCACCTACGGCACGGCTGGCCAGCTCCAGCAGCGGCCAGCACCACGAGGCGGCGGCATCATCAACACCGACTGGTTCGGCTACTGGTCGCACGTCCCGCAGCTGGAGTTCCGCTTCATCACCGTGGACACGGCCCAAAAGACCGCAGACCATAACGACTGGTCGGTGCTGCAGTGTTGGGCACGCTCATCCATTGGCAAGGCCGTCAAGCTCGACCAGGTGCGCGGCAAGTGGGAAGCGCCCGAGCTTTTGGTGCAGGCCCGTGCCTTTTGGCTCAAGCATTTGAATGACCCGAGGCCGCTGGCCAACGCGGCCACCATGCGCGGCATGTACGTCGAGGACAAGGTTTCAGGCACCGGCCTGATTCAGACACTGCGCAGGGAAGGCCTGCCGGTCATTGCCGTGCAGCGCAACAAGGACAAGATCAGCCGAGGCTACGACGCGGCACCGTTCATCGAGACCGGCAACGTGCTACTGCCGCAGGACGCGCCCTGGCTTTCCGACTTCCTTGCCGAGGTCGCGGCCTTCCCGTCCGGCGCTCACGACGACCAGCTTGACCCGATGTTTGACGCGATCAACCTGGTGCAGCGCCTACCGGCAAACAAGGCGGCGATGGTCAAACCATTGCCTACCGTGTCGAAATGGTGAGAAAATACTTGAAACGAGGGCAAAAATATGGCACGCATTTCCAAAGAGCAGCGACTGGCGAATCTCCACTCAGAAGCGCTCTCACAGTTTGACAACGTCCAAACGGCGCTGCGTGACGAGCGCCTTCAGTGCTTGCAAGACCGGCGCTTTTACTCGCTGGCCGGTGCTCAATGGGAAGGCCCACTCTGGGACATCTACGAGAACAAGCCCAAGTTCGAGGTGAACAAGGTCGCCCTGGCGGTCATGCGCATCATCTCGGAATACCGCAACAACCGCATCACCGTGGACTTTGTGTCCAAGGACGGCGCGGAGAACGACAAGCTGGCAGACACCTGCGATGGCCTGTACCGAGCCGACGAGCACGACAGCGTGGCCAACGAGGCCTACGACAACGCTTTTGAAGAGGCCGTCGGCGGTGGCTTTGGTGCCTGGCGACTGCGCACCACATACGAGGATGACGAGGACGAGGACAACGAGCGCCAGCGCATCCAGATCGAGCCGATCTTTGATGCCGACAGTTCCGTGTTCTTTGACCTGAACGCCAAGCGCCAGGACAAGGCCGACGCCCGTTTCTGCTACGTTATCTACTCGATGACCTACGAGTCCTACAAGGAAGAGTGGAACGACGACCCGACCGACTGGCCGAAGATCATCCACCAGTACGAGTTCGACTGGTGCACACCCGATGTGGTTTACATCGCGGAATACTACAAGGTCGAGGACGTCACTGAGACCATCCGCATCTTCCGAGCCATCGACGGCACAGAGGAGCGTTACAAGTCCAGCGAGTTCACCGACGACCCGGCTCTGGAAGAAACCCTGGCCGCCATTGGCAGCATCGAGGTGCGCCAGCGCAAGATCAAATCCCGCAAGATTCACAAGTACATCATGTCCGGTGGCAAGGTGCTGGAAGACTGCGGCTACATTGCAGGCAAGTGCATCCCCATCGTGCCGGTCTACGGCAAGCGCTGGTTTGTGGACAACGTCGAGCGCTGCATGGGCCACGTTCGCCTGGCCAAGGACGCGCAGCGCCTCAAGAACATGCAGCTGTCCAAGCTGGGCGAGATCAGTGCCCTGTCCAGCGTCGAAAAGCCAATCCTCACGCCTGAGCAGATCGCTGGCCACCAGCTCATGTGGGCAGAGGACAACCTCAAGGATTACCCTTACCTTCTGATCAACCCGATCACCAACGCGGACGGCAGCCAGGCGATCAGCGGCCCGGTGGCTTACACCCGCAGCCCGGCAATCCCTCCGGCCATGGCAGCCCTGCTGCAAGTGACCGAGCAGGACATGCAGGACATTCTGGGCAACCCGCAGGCAGGCGAGAAAGTCGTCAGCAACGTGTCCGGCAAGGCCGTCGAGATGATCCAGCAGCGCCTGGACATGCAGACCTTCATCTACATGAGCAACTTCGCAAAGGGCATGAAGCGCTGCGGAGAAGTCTGGCTGTCGATGGCCAAGGACATCTACACCGAAGAACGGCGCAAGATGAAGTCCATCACGGCCAACAACGATGTGCAGTCGGTCGAGTTGATGAAGCCGACCATCGACCAGGAGACTGGCGAGGTGCTGCTGCAGAACGACCTGACCTCGGCCAACTTCGATGTGAACGTCGAGGTCGGTCCATCGTCGAGCAGCAAGCGCGCGGCCACCGTCCGTGCCCTGACTGGCATGATGGCCATCACCTCCGACCCGGAGACCTCGCAGGTGCTGCAGGCCATGGCCATGATGAACATGGAGGGCGAGGGCATCAGCGATGTGCGCGACTTCTTCCGCAAGAAGCTGGTGCGCATGGGCGTGGTCGAGCCGACCGAGGCCGAGGCCGAAGAATTGGCGGCCATGCTGCAAGGCCAGCAAGACCCGAACGCGATCTTCCTGCAGGCAGCGGCCGAAGAGGCCATTGCCAAGGCAGCCAGGGCGCGTGCCGACACGGTCAAGACCGTGGCCGACGCAGAACTGTCGCGTGCGCGCACGGTCGAGACGCTGGCCAAGGTCGACATGGATTCTCAAGACCACGCGCTGAATCTGGCGCGTGAGATTGGCGGCGTGGTGGTGGATCAGGCGCAGCCTGCCACCGGCCAGCCACCGATGTGATTTATGCGGTATCCACCCAGCCGCTTCAGTGGGTGAGTTTGATGGGGTAAGACGATGGGAAAAAAGGCAGAAGACGGAGACCAGATCGAGATCGACGACGTTGAAGTGATCGACGACGAGGCAGGCCAGACTGAGAACGTGGGTGATGAGGACAATTCCATCACCGACCAAGACGGCGATGCTGACGACGGCGAGGACACTGAAGGCGACGACGACGAGGTCGTGGTTTCCATTGGTGAGGAAGCGCCACCTCCCGAAGAGACGACTCGTGCGCCCGAGTGGGTTCGTGAGTTGCGTAAGGCAGACAGAGAGAAAGCACGTCGAATCAAGGAACTCGAAGCCAAGCTGAACGCTGCGGCAGCGACTGAGACCAAGCCGGTCGCGCTGGGAGCGAAGCCAAAGCTGGAGGACCACGACTACGACACGGAGAAGTTCGAAGCAGCACTGGCCGATTGGTACGAGCGCAAGCGCGTGGCCGATCAGCAAGTCGAGCAGCAACGCCAGGCCGAGAAGGCCCAGCAGGATGCTTGGCAGGCGAGGCTTGAATCCTACGGCAAGGCGCGAGCCGAGTTGAAGGTGCGAGACTTTGAGGACGCTGAGGCCACGGCCCAGGAGGTTCTTGACGTCACGCAGCAAGGCATCGTGGTGCAAGGCGCGGACAACCCGGCTCTCGTGATTTACGCACTCGGCAAGAATCCGAAGAAGGCCAAGGAGATCGCTGGCATCAAAGACCCCGTGAAGTTTGCCTTTGCGGTAGCGAAACTTGAAAAGGAATTGAAAGTGACGAACCGTAAGGCAGCACCACCGCCTGAGCGCACCATCCAGGGAACTGGTCGCGTGTCTGGGGCTGTGGACTCAACCCTCGAACGGCTGCGTGCTGAAGCTGAGAAGACTGGCAACTACACCAAGGTGCTCCAGTACAAACGGCAGAAGCAGGCGGCAAAAGCCTAAATTTTTGAAAGGACAAAATCATGTCTAACGCATTTTCCAAAGAAGAACGCGTCGCGTTCGAAGACCTCCTGGAAGGTTTCCAGGATGCCCTGGTTCTGTCTCGCAATGTCTCGGTGTACAACACCGACAGCGTGGAGATGGAGCGTGCCCAGAACACCATCTGGCGTCCGCAACCGTACATCGCAACCTCGGTGGACTCCACTCCTGGTACCGCGCTGTCGGCTTACAAGAACTTCACTCAGTTGTCCGTTCCGGCCACCCTCGGCTACAGCAAGACTGTGCCTTGGACCATGACCGCGCTCGAACTGCGTGATGCTCTGCAAGAAGGTCGCCTGGGTGACTCCGCCAAGCAAAAGCTCGCTTCTGACATCAACGTGGCAATCATGAACACCGCCGCCAACTACGGTTCGCTGGTGGTGCCGATTGCCGCTGCTGCTGGTGACTATGACGACGTGGCCCTGTGCGACGCCATCATGAACGAGCAAGGCGTGCCTGACTACGACCGCTTCATGGCCCTGTCCAGCCGCGACTACAACGGTCTGGCTGGCAACCTGGTTGGCACCGCCCGTTCGTTCGGCAATCAGAAGTCTGACAAGGCTTACGAGCGCTCTTACGTCGGCATGGTCGCTGGCTTCGAGACCTACAAGATGGACTACGCCAACCGTCAGCTCGCTGCTGCTGGTGGTGGTGCTATCACCATCGACACCGATGGCGCAGGCACTCAGGCCAACTACACGCCCCAGGCCACCTCGACTTCGGTCGGCGGCCAGATCAACGTGGACAACCGCTTCCAGACCGTGACCGTGAGCTCTTCGGCCAACGTTCGTGTTGGTGACTCGTTCACCATCGGCGGCGTGTTCGCTGTGCATCACATCACCAAGCAGTCCACTGGTCAGCTCAAGACCTTCCGCGTCGTGAGCGTGCCTGCAGGCGGCACCACCCTGGTGATCACTCCCCCGATCATCGGCGCACAAGGCGTGGCTCCGACCGACGCCCAGCTGCAGTACAAGAACGTGGAAGTTGCCACGCCTTCGAACACAGCTGCCATCACCTTCCTGAACGTGAACACCGCACAGGTCAACGTGTTCTGGCAGCGTGATTCGCTGGAAATTCTGCCTGGCCGTTACGCCGTGCCTTCCGATGCTGGCGTCGCAGTGATGCGTGCCACCACCGACCAGGGCATCGAGCTGGTGATGCAGAAGTTCTACGACATTGACAGCATGACCATCAAGTACCGCATGGACACGCTGTTCGGCGTCGTGAACAAGAACCCCGAGATGTCCGGCATCTTGTTGTTCAACCAGTAAACTGGCGAAAGACTGGGGGGCTCCGGCCCCCCTTTCTGCATAGGAGATCAAAATGCCACTGACCAAGGGTTACTCACGCCATCGTCAAGCAAGTCCATTGGGAAGAACATCTCGAAGGAAATGAAGTCTGGCAAGCCGCAAAAACAGGCTGTTGCCATCGCTTTGAACGTCGCCACCAAGGCGGCCAAGGATGCTGGCAAGCCCAGCAAAGCACCAAAGAAGGCCAAGTGATGCAAGACAACATCCTCATGCCCAAGTACCGCAAGAACAAAAAGCCCGTGAAGGTTCGCAAGCCATCCCGACCAATCGACGGCATCAATCACCGTCTGTTGCGCGAGCAGGCAGCCGCAGCTGCCGCCGCACCTCAATCGCCCG